CATCTAATAAAGGAGAGGCAAAGGATGAGCAATCACAGGCACAACCTGACAATCCTAATATAATTGATGAAAACGATACAGATATATAGTTAAACAATAAAATTAAACGAATAATAAAATGACAAACATGTTAGCACCTTTCGTAAAAATTGAAGAAAACGTTCAATTCTATTTAAATAATAGAGCTTACGAAATAAAAGAAAACAACATTGAAATTATCGAAAGACCAACTAATAAAGAATTTTTAAACGCAATTTCTGCTTTTGAAAACTTCGATATAGTAGGAAACGATATCAAATGGTATAACAAAGGTTCAAAATTTATTTACAACATTGAAGAAGGAAAGTTCTACAATGGAACATCTGAAATTACTGAATCATTCTCAACATACGTATTAGCCAGCGGACTAGTTAGATATGACAACAAAAATAAAGCTGAATTATTTGAAAGCCTTTCTACTATTGTAGAAAATTTCATGTATTTAGACTTCGCTACCACGTATAAGAAGGGAGGTGTCACTGTTGATTTATTTAAATTAGATGAAAATCTATTTATTTCAAGATTCAACAAAGACACCAAATTAAATAAATTCTTTTCAGCTACCGCTAACGAAGCAGTATCTTATATTAAAGCAGAAACTTCAGAAGACGCTTCAGCTGTAGTAATTGAAATGCTAGAAGGAGAAACTTTAGAACTTGCTAAGAAATCTGAAGAAATTTCAAAGTTTGAAGAAATGATTTCTTTCTTAAAAGATCAAAGAGGTTTATTAGCTGAAGCTGATAAATCAATTGAAGAAATTAAAGCTGCTGATGCTTTAATTAATTCAGAGATTAAAGTATGGGAAGATAAGATCGAAGCTTTAAACGCATAAGACGTATCATCGTAAAATAGAGAAGGGACCATTGGTCCCTTTTTTAGGTTAATAAACTTTTTAACATTTTTGAGTATAATCTCTATAAATAAACCAACAACATTGTGGCTAAAAGAAGAAAATCAAAAAACTATTTAAATAACAGAGACCTCTTTGATCAAATGGTCCTTTCAAAAGAACAGGATAAATTAACAAGAGATGCTGAAAAAATGCTAATTCTCTTGGCAGAAAAGGCGATCAATAGGATGAGGTATGTTAGTGAAGATGATAGGAACGATTGTCTACAATTCGCTATATTAGACCTTTTAAAATATTGGAGAAACTTCAATCCTAAATATCCAAATGCATTTGCTTATTTCACAGAGATAGCAAAGAGAGGATACGCCAAAGGATGGAATAAGATTCACCCTCAAAAATACAAAGGAACTCTATCTATAGACAAAGGATCAGGCAACTCTGAAAATCAAACAGGAATTTATAGCATCTAATGTCAATAAAGAATGTCAAACCAACTAAAAATTCAGGATTTAATCAAGGTTATTATAAACCTAATAATCCTTCTAAATATGCAGGACCTACTCCTATCATATATAGAAGTTCCTGGGAACGTAAGTTTATGATGTGGTGTGACAAAAATGAAAAGGTAAGTATGTGGTCAAGCGAACCAGTTGAAATACCATATTGGTCTAGACAAGATTCTACCAAAAGGAAATATTACCCTGATTTTTATTTTAAGGCAATTCAGCCCGATAAAACTACTAAAGAATATCTAGTAGAAATCAAACCAAAGCAACAGATAATAAAACCAGAGCCTCCTAGAGTAAATTCTAAGAAGGCTCTTAAGTCATATAAATTTTTAGCAGAGCAATATGTTAAAAATATGGATAAATATAATGCAGCTAAAGAATTCTGCTCTCAAAGAAATTGGAACTTCATAGTTCTAACAGAAGAAACTATAATAAATGGGCTACATTAAAGAGGAAATAAAAAAATTAATAAAGGGCAAGGGTAGGGCCAAGGCGGCCAACGAGGCTGAACAGTGGTTTCAAAAAAGTTTAAAGGATAAAAAGGAAAAGGCAGTGGGTTCTATTAGATCTAGATTTGTTCCAGGAAAAATGTATGTATTTGAATATACCCCAATAACAGAGGATATTAAATGGTATGATGATAATCCTGTTGTTCTAGCCTTAGATCCTTATGAAGGAGACGACATAGGAATTAATATAACAATGCTTCCTCCTAAATTTAGAGAAGAATTCTTAGACGAGATATATGGTAGATACGAATCATCTATAAAATCCGCTTCTAAAAAGGAAGACGCTAAAAAACAAAAAGGTTTACCCAGATTTTCATATAAAGGTGCAAAAAGATATCTTGAATCATTTGGATATGATTTTGCAATAAGAAGATATAAGCCTTCTAAAAAAACTAATCAAGCTGTAGTAGCTTATAAAGATTGGTGTAAGATGGCAATATGTGACTTCGATTCTCTTCAGGGAATTGATAAACAGCAGCTTATTAGATTATTTGAAGATCATCGTAGAAAAAAGAATATATAAAGAGAAGTATAATACAATTGTAATTTTAACACATGGCAGGATTTATAGAAAGAAACGGACCATTAAGTACTGGTAAAAGATCATTCACACTAAGTGATACATTAAAAAGACTCTCGTCTTTCGGAATGTATTACGATGATTTAGTCTTAAGACAATCTCAGGCAATAGGCCCTGTAGAAGATGAATTTGGTTACGGCCAAATGAATCAGATGGGTCTAGATGACGATAACATGTATGGGGCATTTGCTGCATTATCGATGGCAGATACCAATATGAGAAAAAATATTCCTTTCTTTGACCAAGGTTATGAAGGTAAAAGAGAAGAATTAAGAAGATTTTCTACACATGATGAAATAGAAGATATATTAGATATCTTATGTGATGAATCTATCGTGTATGACAATAAGAACTTTATTGGAAATCCAGAACTTATAGGAATGGATGTTTCAGAAGAAGTTACAAAGTACTTAAATAAATCATACAGAGATTTATATCAATATTTTGGATTTAATTCAGATCAATCGGCATGGTACTTCTTTAGAAAATTCTTAATTGACGGATATCTTTCTTTTGAAATTATTTACAGCCCAGATCAAGATCAGATTATAGGATTTAAGGAAATAGATCCTATTACACTAATGCCAGGTTATAATAAAGATGATGGTAAAAAAGTATGGGTTCAATTTAAGGACGATCCTGTTAAGGAGAGAGTCCTGTATGATTCACAGATTATCTATCTTTCTTATTCTTCAATAACCACTGCCTCGAGAGTAAGTTACTTAGAAAGACTTATAAGATCATTTAACCTGATGAGAATAATGGAACATACTAGAGTTATCTGGGCGGTTACAAACTCATCATATAGAATGAAGTTTATTATTCCAGTTGGTGGTAAATCTAAAACAAGAGCTAAACAATCTCTTGCTCAATTAATGGGTAATTATAAAGAAGTTGTAGATTTTGATTGGGATTCAGCTACATTAGCAACTAATGGAAAACCAATGCTCCAATTTAACAAAGAATATTGGTTACCATCTAAAGAAGGAGAATCTCCAGAGATTGAAACTTTAGGAGGAGACGGTCCCGAATTATCAGATACAGAAGCACTTAAATATTTTAATGATAAATTAAAAATGGTTTCTAAAATACCATTCAATAGATTCATGTACGAAGACGGTGGAGGTGACTTTAACCTTGCAGCTGATGGTATGATTAGAGATGAAATTAAGTTTTCTAAATTTATCAAAAGATTACGTTCTTCTTTCCAAGAAATTTTAGTAAAACCCCTATGGTTACAAATGTGTCTTAAATTTCCTGAATTTAAAGATGATGCAGGTTTTAGAACTCAAATAGCTATTCAATTTAATGAAGAGAATATGTTTGCTGAATTAAAACAAATGGAAATCATGGAGAAACGATTAGACTTTATATCTACAATGCAAGATTCTCTAATGAAAACAGATCCAGTTACTATGGAAGAAATGCCTTACTTTGATATGGAATTCTTAGTAGACAGATATTTAAAATTATCCCCTGACGATAAAGCTGCAAACGAAGCTTATAAACAAAGACAAGCTTCTGAAGAAGCAGAAGAACCTGAGGTGGACCCTATGGACATGGGATTCTAGAAAAAAGAATATATAATTAGCAATGAAACACTTAAAAACATTTAAAAACTACTCTAATTTAACAGAAGATGCACTAGAAGTCGGAGACGATTCAGATGTAATAGTAGATGATATTCTTTTAGATTCAGGTGAAAAGATTAAATCTGCTGAAATTATAGGAGTAATAAATACAAGTAAAACAGAGAAAGAATTCAAAGAATATTTTTATAAAGAATACGGTAATAACGCATT